CGCATTGACGATAACGGTAACGTGCTATCGTCTAAGCCTTACCGGATCATTGATTGGGAGATTGTAGACGAGTATTTAAAGGCGCAATGTACATGCGCTTCGATAGCTAGAATTTTAGGTGTTGATCCTGATACATTACGTGATGCGTGTATGCGCGAGAAGTTGGTAAAATGGAAAGAATATTCCGATAGCATGAAGCATACAGGGCTGAATGTATTAAAAAAAGCTCAATTTGATACAGCTATTAAGTCAAATAATCCTCAAATGCAAATCTGGCTAGGTAAACAGTATTTGGATCAGAAGGATAAACAGGACGTTACAAGCAATAATAAGGACGTTGGCACGTCTGCACCTGTGATCACGTTTGAGTTTAAGAAATCAGAGGAACAATGACATTTAGTTTTTCTGATAAATACGAACCACTGTTTAACAGCGAGTTAACGCAACGCTACTATCATATAGTTGGCGGTCGTGGTTCTGGTAAATCGTTTGTTTTGTCATGTTGGTTGTTACAGGAAACGTTTAAGCCTAACCAAATAATTTTGTTTACCCGATACACTATGGTGTCGGCTTCTGTTTCGATCATTCCTGAATTTCAGGAAAAGATCGAATTGATGGGGTTAGAAGACTATTTCGATTCGGTAGGCAATGAGATCACGAATAAGCGAACAGGATCAAAGATAATATTCAAAGGATTGCACACTTCTTCGGGTAGCCAGACAGCCGCGATAAAGTCAATTCACGGAATCACTATATTTGTGCTGGACGAAGCAGAAGAAATGCCCGACAAAGCAACGTTTGATAAAATAGATTTTTCAGTTCGCGTAAAGGGTGTACAAAATATGGTAGTGCTTGTGTATAACAGTCCCGCTAAATCGCATTGGATTTATAAAACGTTCTACAAACCATATGGTTATACAGTGCCGCAAAATACAATTACCGATGATTCGGTGTACATATATACAACGTATTTTGACAATTACGATAATTTAGACGAAACGTTTTTAGCGAAAGCGGCAAAGTTAAGGGATAGCAACAAGGAAGATGACAAGACAGACTACAATTGTCAGTTTTTAGGCTTTTTTGCTGATGCTCGTAAAGGTCAGGTTTATAAGGACTGGTTAACGATACCGTTTAAATCGTTTCCGGATTTACCATTTTGGTACGCGATAGATTTCGGTTTCAGCAACTCTAAAAATGCAATAGTTCGCGTTTACTGGGACGCTGACAATAATACTGTTTATTTCCATCAAGTTGATTACCAGACTGGCAGAAAGCCTAATGACATATCAGAGATCGTTAAAAACGATTACGGAGACAATGACGGATTAAACAATGTTTGGATTATAGGCGATAACGCACGCCCCGAAGTAATAGGTCAATTGTGCGATGCGGGGTTAAATGCTATTCCTTGCATCAAGGGCAAAAATTCAGTATCAAAGCAGATTAAGGAAATGCGAGAAATAAAAGTAATCTATTCATCTGAGAGTTACGGTATTACGCATGAGACTGAGAATTACGTGTACGCGGTAGACAAAGCTAGCGAAACCGGATTAAAAGACGAACCAATAAAGGCATATGATGATCTTATGGACGCGTGTAGATATGGTTTTTGCACACCTAAAAAATTAAACTGGATTCAAGTACTAACAGATAATTAACAAATATGAATATTAAAGAACAACTAACAAATGCGCTAAAAAAATACGTTGTAGGCGGTGAGATCACCTCAACAGATAGTGAATATGTTAGCGGCAGGGAATTTAGCGCATACGATCTTAACGCAATAAGACTAGCGTATAGGGGTAATTATGCGGTATACTCTATTATATCTAAATGCGCTGATATTGCAGCAGATACCATCACGTATCTGGGGTATCGTAACAGTAATGAGGAATGGGATTTGAAAAGCCCTTATCTAAAGGCTTTATTAAAACCAAACAGCACGCAAACGATGCGTGAGTTCGCGAAAGCCTATGCAGTAAACAGATTGCTGTACGGCGAAGCGTTTATTTACGCGGTTAAAAAGGTAGGGTTATCGGCCGGACAGATCGCACAGATGAATGTTGCACCGTCAAATTTAGTAGAAATTAATAACGGTCGGGAATGGACTTGGTTAGGAACTGAAGACGTTTACACAATAGGAAATATTAACTATCCGGCAGAAGAATTTATACACGTTAAAAATTATAATGTTGATGAATCATACAGGGGTTTACCTCCGCTCATTCCGGCGGCTATGCTAGCGGAAAAGATTAAGCGCGGTGTATTGCTAGAAAACAGAAACTTTGATAAGGGTAATGTAGACATCCTTTTGCAGACAAAATCAAACTCAGAGGGTATGTATATGCGGTTATCAGACAGTCAGGTCAGCGAAGCGGAAACAGATATTAACAGTAAGCGAGGAAAGAAAGTCAAGATCAGCCGTACAGCGTTTGACAAGATCGACTTGGGTAAAACACCGTTAGATTTGGGGGTGTTGCAGTCCACTGATGCGGCGGTAAAAGCGTTAATGTTCGTCTTTAATTTGCCATATAGCACGTTTTCTGGTGACGGGACATTTAATAATACCGCTGAGGGTTTTAAGGCGTTATATACACAAGTAGGTATTCCGATTGCTACTGAATTTTTGGAAGCATACGCGCGTCATATCGACCTGAAAGACGGTGAATTTGATATACGCATTGATGATATACCGCATTTACGCCCGTCAATGACTGAAAAATTAACCGCGTTAACGGCTGCACACGCAAGTACTAACGAATTGCGAGAAGCGGCAGGATTGCCAAAATTGGATGTTGAACCGTCGGAAATGATGGATAAACCTATATTTCCGCTAGCAGTGTCATTTGGAACTGAAACAACTGATTTAGAGATATGATAACCAGACGGTCACAAATAGCGCAAATGAAACAGGTGCGAAAGCTAATGCCTAAATTTGAACGTAAGCTGTTAAAATTAAGGAATCAAAATGTTAAAGAGATATTACAAGGGTTACAGGATGCTGATTATTCAGCGTCCTACCTTAATACGATAAGCGAACCGTATCTACAGCCTTATTTGATCGACCTGTACAAAAAGATCGGATTCTTTTCGGCTAGCAATGTAGCGGCAGACTTTAACGGAAAATCGTACAAAACTGAATATTGGTATGCTGAGTTATCGAAGCGGATAGAGACGGAAGCGGGGTTAAAAATCAACCTATTGGGTGGTAGTTTGAGGGATTTTTTTATAGCTGAGATGAATACATTTTTACAGAATGTTACAGAAGGGTTAGACACAATCGAAAACGCAACTCAGGTACTAAAAAGCAGATATAACATGCTAAAAGAGTATCAGGTAAGGCGTATAGTTACCACAGAAGCGTTGTCTATTGATAGTGTTGCTCAGTTCGTTAGCGTTGATACTTTGGGTGTTAATTATACTAAGACATGGGCTGTAACAGGGATAAATACACGCGATTCACACATGGATTTAGACGGGGTGGAAGTCGGAAGAGATGAACTATTTGAAAGCATACTAGGCTCACAAATGCTATATCCGCGTGACAGTTCCTATGGTGCTGTAGCCGGAGACATTATAAATTGCGCGTGCGCATGTATATATCAGCCTGTTAGGTAAAGTAAAGGGACGGTTTTTATTCGTCCCTTTATTATTGTTAGAAATCATTGACGATAACCCTACGCAATTCGTTATTTAATGCTTCTAAAATGTACGACAACACTATGATAACAGGTTCGTGATCGTGCCAACTTTGCCGTATCATTGAAAACGGTACTACTTTAACAACGTTTACATAGTTGTGCAGTATCAATTGGCTTTTAATAAGCTGCCTATTGTGATCTATAGTTATTATAAGCGTTTTCTTAACGCCGTCTTTGCTGTACACGGTTTCGTCACTAGTTGACCGTTGCGTCTCAAATCCCCTATTAGTCAAACCTTTGCACAGGTCTTTCACAAACTTATCTACTGCATCCATACATATTTACATTTAATAGTGCGTTCTTCATTGCCCTTTTGATAAACCATGTTAGAAAAGAAAGTGATTCTTCCCTGAATTTATCCATCATGCCTATAGTGTTTATAGTTTCTTCGCGATCTAATGCTACAAATAATAGCTTTAGGTCTGAGAACGTTAAAACTGCTTCGTGAGCAAATTCCGATCCACTTAACGCTGTTTTATGTTTTATGCGATGGTTTGCATAATCAAACTTTACGGTGATAGCAACACCTAACTCACATTTAAGGTAGGACTTGCTGCCGTTTGGGCTAACACATTCAGAAAATCCTATCTTCATTAAATCTGCTGAAATTTTATCTACTGCTTCTGTAAATTTCACAATATTGTTTTTTTTATGTTGTTGATTAATCTATTATTGTAAACTTAGCATTGAACACTTCGATGTCAAGTTTCATCTCGTATTCAATA